GGCAAAGAATAAGTGGAGGCCGTACCTGCCACGATCAGATTCAACCGAACTTCCGACCGTACATAAACGAATGAGCGAAAGCGAGGAAATATGATTTTCTTCATCATCGGCGTGGTCGCCGCACTGTTTGCGCTGGCAGTGCTGCTCCTGGCAAAAGAGTACAAGAACAGCGCAATTATCCCGGCGGTGGTCGCTGTGGTTATGATCGGCATTTCCTGCGTGTCCTACGTCCCTACTGGCTATACGGGCATCGTTACGACCTTTGGCAAAGTCGAGGACGGTACAAAGGACGCAGGTATTGTGTTCAAACAGCCCTGGCAGTCCATCGTGAAGATGGACAACCGGGTGCAGGAAATGAGCATGGATTTATCTGCGTTCTCTTCTGACATTCAGGAGGTCTCGACCAGCGTCGCCGTTGGCTACCGTATCAACCAGGCCAACGCCATGACGATTTATAAATCCGTTGGCAAGAAGTACGAGGACACGCTGATTACTCCCCGCGTGCTGGAAACGGTGAAAGCGGTGGTGGCGCACTACGATGCAAGCAGCCTCATTTCAAACCGGGATGCGGTAGCGGCGCAGATGGATGCAAAACTCCGCGAGGTGCTGGCCGAGTACAACATCGACTTGCAGTACATTTCCGTGACGAATTTTGACTTTACCGACACATTCACCGATGCGGTGGAGGCAAAGGTAAAAGCCCAGCAGGAAAAGGAAAAGGCAGAAACGGACGCAGAGAAACGCCGCGTTGAGGCTCAGGCCACGGCGGACGCTGATCTGATTGCCGCAAATGCCGAGGCCGAAAAATCCAAGGTGGCAGCAGACGCGGAGTTGTATGTAGCAGAGAAAAAGGCTGATGCAAACCGTGCGCTGAATGACAGCTTGAACAGCAACCTGCTGGAATACTACAAGATCACCAACGTGGACTCCCTGTGGAACGGCGAACTGCCTACCTACGTTGGAGACGGCAACAGCATCCCCATTATCAACGGCATCAACTGAGTTTTTAAGGAGCCGCCCACGCGGCGGCTCCTTTTTTATGAGCAAGGGACAGGCCCACCGCCCGGTTCGATTCCGGGATTGCCCGCAGAGAAAAATAAAACGAAAGGAGAAAACAATGGAAAGATATAGCATAGCCCTGCACGGAATCGACAGCTACACGAAGCAACCAATGTATCTGCCGTACAAACTCGATGCGGCAAGCGTAAAGGCCGCACTCCATGAAGCAAGGATGTGCGCAATGACGTTTTATCCGAGATTCAGAGAGACCGAAAAGCCGGACGTGGAGGTAATCAGAAAATGAGACTTGCAGCTATCGCAAAGAACATCAAGGCAAGCGGGGTATGCGGCGTTCACTACGTCGGCCCGCTGCATGAAGTATGGATTATGACGGCACACGGAATCTACCGCCTGAACGGCTACCCGAAGCCCATTGACCGGGACGAAACCGCTATGATGTTTGGCATCGGCCCTAAGACGATGGAGAATATCGCCTACAACGACTTCACCGACGAGGATGCGACATGGCTTGAGGGATACAACCTGACCGACAGTGTGGAGGGAGAAATCCGGCTGGTGACGATGGACATTGACGTGTCGATTCACGGCCAGGAACTCCGCCTGCTGACGGACGAGCAAAAGAACGTGATCGCCATTGCCACCGCCGACGATCTGGCCCCGTTGCAGGGTGAATTTGCAAGCTCTGCGTATATGGCGTTCTATTTGCGGACATCCAGCCAGGGCGAAAAGTACATCGTAGTAAAGGACGGATTTTCTGTCCGGGCGGCGATCATGCAGCCGGACGTGAAAGAAGCCCTGCGGGATTCGCTGCTGGAAGCAATGACGCTCCTGCGTATGGAGGGCTTAAAGGACGGCACGGTGGACATAACGCGCCAGTGCTGGCCGACAGGAGGCAACGAGGAAACCGAGGCGGACGATGAAGAGACTTGACGCTATATACAAGTGCCGCCTGTGCGGCAAAGAGTATGTGGAATGCTCAACCAGCGGAGAAAAGAGCAACCAGCGGTTTGTAATGGACATGATGTACCGGGCCGTAAATCAGAAAAAGCCGGAAGAAGTCATGGAACCGACGCTGTATGGGTGCCATTCCTGCGGCGACGGAAGCTATGGTGTAGCCGATTTTCTGGGTCTCAAGGTAAAAGACGAGGGGGCAACGGAATGAATATATACGTTGTGCCGGAAATTGACATTGAACGGTTCAAAGAAACAGGGGTCTTTGCTGTACGGCTTCTCAATAACGAGGCTATGGCCCGCGATGGGATTTATCTGGAATCGGACAGAGCGATAGCGTTTGCGGATTTTTTCAAAGATAACATTTTTCCGACAGAAAAATTCGAGGAACTGGTCGAGTGGGGAATAAAGGCGGACGCAGAAAGCGCAAGTCTGGTGCGGGCGATTATTCACAGCAGGGTTTGGGAGTACGAACAGAAGCACGCAATGACTATGGATCAGGTGCTTGTGCAGATCTGCATACGGAAATACCAAAGCATGGCTCAGATGCCACAAAAACAAGTAACACTGACGTACAATGCGCCGTATCTGATGAAAGACAACAATCCAAGTTGGAACGGCCAAGCATTGCAAATGGAACGAATCAGACAGAGCCAAAAGGCAACAACTGAGGCCATGAATGCTATGCTCTGGGAAAAACTCAAGGCGCAGGAAAGCGTTTGCGCCTGCCAGGAAAGAGAAATCTACATCTTGAAAAGAAAGGTTCAAAACGAACAGGAAAAGGCGAAAACCAGCAAAGCTATTGCAGACCAGAAGATTGCGGTTTTGACACAGCAGCTTGAGAAAAAGAAAAAGCACCGCACATTGGGCGACCGGGTACTTCAAATGATCGGATTCTGGGTCGGGATAGTCTACTGGCTGGAAAACATGGATCGTCCATAAGCGGAGGAAACACAATGCCAAACAAATATATTGATGTACGAATCAATGAAGAGAGATTCTGTACAGAGGGCATAGCGGAATTTTCACTTCTTAACATGGATGCCCTGAATGAAGATGGATATGTAGTAAGATGGAATGCTATCCAGCAGATCGGACGTTTCTTTGAAGAAAATATATTTTCTACGAAGGACTACAAGACTGCACGAGGCGAAAAAGAACCTGACTTGCAGGAAGCAAAAAGATTGAGAAAAGCTGTTGAAGATGCGTTTGAAAAGTACAATCGGACGCACGAAAATTCGGCGGATCAAGAAATAGTGCGATACTGCACAAAAATCACACCGAAAGAACTCGCGTGGTGGGAGGAAAGCTGGCAGGTAACTGCTGAATATGCCCCATTGCGCGGCAGAAAATCACGATAAAGGAGCAAAAACAATGGATGCAATCAGAGGTGACGTTCGCAAGCTGGTAAACAAGGAACTGAACGCTGCAAACAAGCGGTTCCGGCCTTTTGCCAGCCCGCACGAGGGGCAGAACATCGTCCGGGAAGAGCTGGAAGAAGTTGAACAGGCACTTATGCCGCTGGAACTCCACGTCAAAAAGAGAATGTGGAACGCCGTCAAGGCAAACAAAACAATTTCGCGGGAAGAACTTCAAGAAATCCGTGAAATGGCTGTCAGTCTGGCAGTGGAAGCGATTCAGGTAGCCGCAATGGTGAAAAAGTTTGAGCACGGCCAGCACCGTGGATGGCCTGGCGGAAAGGAAAACCAGTATGGCACAAAAAAGAAAGTCACACCCGGCGGATGTGGAAACCGTAACCATAACC